TAAAAGAGATGACCCAGCAAGGAGAAAGTCGTTTAGAGCAAGGCACAATTGCGACAATCCAGGTCCTAAAACTAAAGCTAGATATTGGTCGTGCTACCAGTGGAGAGCAGGAGCAAAGGTAAACAACTAATGAGTAGATATAGAGAAACAATGACCGACCTATACAAACAGGTTCAGGAAAATGCTGGCGATTACTTAAAGAGTAAGATGACAGACACACAAATTAACAATATTAAAAAGACTTGGTCTATGAAGACGGCAAAAGATGTAACGCCGGCAATTAGAGATATGATTAAGAAGATGGATATTCCTACTCAATTAGCCATCAAGCACGCAAAAATTAATCAGTTATCTAAATTAGTAGAAGAACAAGAACTAACAGAATTCAATGACGCTCAAATTGCAAAACTGAAAAAAGAATATGAACCTATGAGAGGTAAAACTATTTCAGTTACTAATGCAAACAAACTAGGTGCAATGTTCACAAGGTTTGATAGTAATAAAAATGCTTTAGAAAAATTATATGGTGCAGATATACCATTTATTTCTACAATGGCTATGACTAGATTACTTACAAAACATGGTGCTAAGGCAGCTGATTTAAATAAAATCAGAAAAGAAGAATTAGACCTGTTAGAAGAAGCAGAATTACTTGGCGAAGGCACAGGTAAAATTACAGGTTTCAGAGATGATAAAGAAAAATCAAATATGGTTTCTTTAGCTAAACAACATAGTCTAAAAGTAAAAGATATTCCTGGTGGTATTGAACTATCTGGTAATATGAGAAAGATTTTAGATATGCAATTAGCAGTCCGTTCACATTTAAGAACGGAAGAAATAGACGAAGGTAGAATGTCAGACATAGACGCAATGAGAAAAAGAGGTGCGTCAGCGGCTGAGATTGCAAAAGAATTAAAATTAGATGTTAAAGCTGTAAAGGCTATTTTAGGTGAAGAAGTTGAAGAAGAAAACGCTCCATCAACAGCTGATATGGATAGACTTAAAAAAATGGGTATGAAACCTAAAAAAGAAGAAGATGAAGAAGAGCCTAAAAAAGAAGAATCTAAAGACGATAAAGAAAAATTAAAAGCAGAATTAGAAAAAAAAGATGATGAAATTGCAATGTTAAAAACAAAGGCTGAAACTGAAAAAGCAAAGACTATGAAAAAAGAAACTGAAAAGTTGGTAAATCCTGAAACAGGTGAACCACTTTTACAAGTTGGTATTGCTTACAAACATATTAGAGATAAAATGGCTAAAGAAGAAGTCAAAGAAGGTTATAAAACAGTTGGTAATGAAAAAGGTACTGAATTTAAAGTTTATAAAAACGGTAAGTTAGTTAAAACTTTTTCTACTTATATACAAGCTCACGATTATGTAAAAATGAATGAAGAAGTATCAGAAATGGCCAAAGATAAAGCATATGCAATTGGTATGTCAACTGCTAAAAAGAAATTCAATGACGAACCACCATTAGAGAAAAAGACAATCAAAAAAGGACATGAGATTGCTGATAAACTAATGGGTATGAAAAAAGAAAACAAAATTAAAGAATATAAAAAGATGACAGTTACTTTTAATTCTATGGCTGATATGGCAAAAGCCTCAACTGATTTAGCAAAACAAGGTTTTACTATTAACGCAAAAGGCACAGTTATGAAAGTTGATGGCAAAGGTGCAGACTTAAACAAATATGGCACAGACTTACAAAACTTTTATAAAGCAAAAGTAGTTGCTGAGGGATATACTTCACAACAAATTAAAATGGCATATGGTGTTGCAAACGATAAAAGATATAAACAAGGTAATTATTCAGGTGCTGTTAAGGCAATTGAGAAGATTGCAAAAGGTTTATCTTCACATCCAGATGTTCAAAAAGTTTTAAAAAGAACTAACGAAAATTTAGACGAAGGTAAATATACTAGATATTCAGACTTGTTAATTCAATTAGGTAGAATGAAACACGCAAAAGATAAACAAGGTGAAATGAATACTCAAAAAGAAATTGATAAAGAAAAAAGAAAACTAGGTATTAACGAAGACCACCCAGCAAAAGAAATCTATGAACAAATCAAAGGTTTAAAAAATAAAGCTGAGAAGTCAGGTATGCCTTATTCAATATTAAAAAAGGTTTACGATAGAGGCATGGCCGCATGGAGAGGTGGACACCGACCTGGTACTTCACAGCAACAATGGGCTTTTGCTAGAGTAAATTCATTTGTAACTAAATCCTCAGGAACATGGGGTGGCGCTGATAAAGATTTAGCGAAACAAGTAAAAGGGAGTTAATAATGTCATACTTAAAATCAAAAGATGGTAGTATCGAAGCGTCAATTAAAGAAATGCAAAAGAATTTAAAAGACGGTGACTATCAAAAAATGTTTAAAAAAGAACTAGACAAAGCTGGTAAAGGTATCGGTTCAATGTCAGATATAGAAAAGAAAGACTTTTTTAATAAAATAGATAAAAAATATAAAGGTAAAGATGAGGCTAAAGTTAATGAGTTAACTGCTGGTCAAAAGAAATTACCACCTGCTTTACAAAAAGCAATCAAAGATAAAGAAGATAAAAAAGAATCTGTTGACGGTGTAATCAATCAAAAGAAACACGACAGTTACAATGACCCTAAAAAAGGTGAAAAGAAACCAGTTGTAACACAAGAAGAAGAAAGCTTTGATATAGAGAAGTTAAAAGAAGATGTTAACACTTTATGGTCATCTGCTGCTAATGACTTGGAAGAAATGAAGAAAAATTCCAAGTATATGAAAGCACAAGATGTCGCACCCGATAGTGATACAGACAGCGAATCAGAGAAAGAAAAAGGCAAAACTCTTATTGGTAGTCAAAAAACAAAGATTGTAACAGAACCTAAGATTGACTACCAAAAATAGTCATACCAGGTCTCAAAAAAAACTTCAAAAAAATCAAAAAAAGCTGTTGCCAAATGGTAAGGAATATGTTATTATATACACATAATAAAGAAGGATAACACTATGAATAACTTACCAAGAATATACCTCGATATGGATGGCGTCCTTTTTGACTTTGTGAAGAACATTGAACAGACAACTGGATTGTCTATCAATCAATGGACTAACCTAGGTAGAAAAGAGCGATGGGATCCTATCATTGCAAATAAAGATTTCTGGTCAAAAGGACCATGGCTTAATGAGGGTAAAACTCTATACAATTTTGTTAAGAAATATAAACCCCATATATTAAGTGCATATGTAGAACACGCACATGACCCTAATTGCATTCCAGGCAAAACTCAATGGGCTATAAGAAACACTAATATTGATAGAAGTAAAATCAATTTAGTAATGAGAAGTCAAAAGAAAAACTATGCTAAAGTGGCTGGTCAACCAGCTATCTTAATTGACGATTATGTCAAGAATACCAAAGAATTTACTCAAAGAGGTGGCATAGGTATTACATTTCAAAACGCTAATCAAACAATCAAAGAACTCAAAAAACTAGGCTTCTAGTCAATCTCCCTTATAAATAGTCCTGTTATATAACAATTAAGTTAACTTTTATAAAAGGAGATTAGATATGAGTTTATGGGGAGCTACCGACGCTGATGAATCTAAACCTAAAAATTTAACAACAGCCGAAAAGAAAGAAGTATTTGCTTCTACTAAAGGTTGGGTTAGAGAAGCTGGTTCAAGATTGTCAGGTAACGGTAATACGAGTGCAACACCTGAAGTCCTTGTGGCAATCGGGGCGTTGACAACTAAACTTGGTACGGCTGATATTACAAGTATTGATTTCAATATCACAGCATTTGATAAATCAGATGGTGGTACTTTATCAGTAACAGCAAGATTTAATGAGGCTGTAGATGTAACAGGTACACCTCAATTGACAGTAGTAAACGACACCAATTCAAATCACACATTATCATATGCTAGTGGTACAGGTACTAACGAATTAGTATTTACACTTGCTATTGGCGCTGCTAACGCAGCTACAGACGCTGATGATGTGCTTTCAATCGGTGCTAATGCTATGTCATTAAACGGTGGTACTGTTAAAGACGCAGGTACAACTGATAACGCAGTTATAACAAACGCTGCTTCTATCGGTACAGCTGCAGGTACAATTACAGTAACAGCATAATAATAAAATCATAGAGGCGGCTTTGGCCGCCTTTATAAATAATAATGATTAAGTGGTCCATATGGATGTATGGAGTAGCATTCCTCGAAAGAGGTTAACAGGAGAAAAAAAATGGCAGACAAGAAAATAACCGCCCTAACGGATTTAGGGGATAACTTAGCTAGTGTTGATTTGTTTCATGTAGTAGATGACCCAAGCAATACACCAGTTAACAAAAAAGTAACCGCTGAAGATGTATTTAATAACATACCATCTTTTTTAGGTTTAAAACAAACTTCTCAAGCAATTGTAGCAGACGGTTCTTCAACTACAGCAGTTGATGTAACTTCAGCTATTACTGAAATCAATGCAACATCAGCTACGCATAGTTGTGCTATGGCAGATGGTTCAGACGGTCAGATTAAGATTGTAATTAATACATCTACATCTGGTACTAATGCAGTAGCGATAACACCAGCAAACTTTTCAAATACTTCATTTACTCTTAACGCTCCAGGCGAAACAGCAGTATGTGTATTTAAAAATTCAAAATGGTATGTTATCGGTGGTAACGGCTTTACAATAGCATAATAAAGGAGTTATATAATGGCTATAGAAACAAAAGATTTGATGGCAGAAAGAGAACTTTTACAGAAAGACTTTGAAGCTTTATCTACAAGAATTAAACAAGTTGATATTGAACTAATACAAATGAAAAGTAATTTAAATGCTGTTCATGGTGCTGTTCAACAGATAGATAAATTAATTACAATGTCTGAAAAAGATGGTAAAATGCCTAAAGAAAAAGCAGAGGCGCTAGCGATGGCGACACAATAATGAAAAATTTTAAGAACTTTGTAAAAGAACAAAACTTAAATGATTTCGAAGAAGACGCTTTGAAAGAAAAAGCACCTAATACTGCTGACGCAATGAAGCGTCACAAAGCAGGTAAGGCAGGCTTTACAGACAAAGCACATTTAAAAGCTAAGGGTCTGATACCCCGAAGTGATGGAACAAAAAAAGTATCAGACAAATATAAGTAGAGGAAAATTAAATGAAAACATTTAAACAAATGCTCAAAGAAGGACATAAGCAGGACAAATACGGTGCTGGCCAAATAGGTACAGCAACTAGTAATTCTCCTGAAGACTCTAACATTGGTGCTCATAATGTTGAGAACGCTGATATCCTTAAAAGAGTAAATGCTTTTGTTGGTTCAATCGCTGAACAGGAATATTTAAATCCTAAAGCAGCTGTTGAGGCACTAGCAAACAAACTAAAAACAATAGGATTAGAAATTAGTCCAGTAGAAATGACAGGTGACAACGGTAAGGTTACTGCTGAAGTAAAACAATTTGGTGGTAGATTTGGTAAAGATTTAGATGGTGCCGATTTAAATGATGATGGAATATCTCATAGAAAAGAGGGTGGATTGAAACTAGAAGTTTCTTATGAAACCTTAAAAAACGGAACATCTAAAGTATTTGCTAAATTAGTTTAATCTAATTAGGAAATATAATGTTCAGAGAGATTACGAAAGATAATTGGTTGTTATATGCTCAACAAAACTATGACAATCCTACTCTACAAAAAGAAGTAGAGTTTTATGATGATATTAAAAGATTTAAATATCTTAAAAGACTCTTTCGTAAATATAAGGTTACAGGTAATTTAAAGCTAAGATTGGTATTAAATCATATCATAGTTTTAAATAATGTTTTTGGTGTCGAAGCTTGTTGTACTTTGTTATTATACAAAGTTGATAAACCATATTGGTCGACATTAAAATCATTTTTAGTTTACCTAGATTACCT